TGTTAGGCTGTCTCTGTGGATTCTAAATTTGGGTCTACGACTAACTCAACACTTTCTAAAGTGTCAAGGAAGGAATCTCCCCAAGGCTTTACAACTTGACCACTGTCCTTCAAAGCACTGTGTGCAAGGAAGTAGATATGTTCAAGTTTCTGATCTTCGCTAAGAAGTTTAGCAAAACCCTTGCCAAACTTTTGCTCAAATGCAACTATTGCTCGTGGTCTTAGAGATAGTGTTCCCTCAAACCCGTCAACAGTTTTTACTTTTATATGTAGTCCGTCCATCTTTGTCCCCTTTCAAGGTGTTATTTGTTTTATGGAGTTGTATCTTTTTCAATTGTGCCATAAATTGGCCAGTCAACCGTTACAGTTGCAAGGCTTCCTGGAGTTCCTGTTAAAGGAGCCCATTGGCTAACAAGTGCTTGAAATCTGTATTCAGGATTCGTAGCACTTATTGCTGCATTTTCTGGTCTTACTGAACAATTAATTAACAATCCTCTGTTTGGATATATTACAGATTCTAGTTGCGATACACCAAAATCTTGCATTAGTTCAAGGCTTAAAGAATTGTCCTCAAGCCCTGCAACCATCTTTTTTGCAATATCTCCAACCTGTGTAACCTCAACCAAGTCATAAACTGTTCCAAAACTTATGGAAGAGCAATGATCAGAAACATCATAGCCATCTAAAATTATTCTGGGGTTAGTTAAGACTAGTTTTGACATGATCTATTACGCTGTTGCCTTTACGATTTGTCCGCTTACAGGCCATGTGACAGAAACAGTTGATAGTTCACCAACGGCTCCATTTAGAGGAGTCCATTCTGAAATCAAAACCTGTCCTGCCTTTGTTGCACCTGATCCTGAACCATCAGCCTTGTAAATTGGATTTGTTACAGATACTGCTGCTGAAGTTGGCTTGATTGTGAAATTCGCCAATTCTCCAATTCCAATTGCGCTTATTACTTGCTCAAGAGCACCTGATGCAAAGTCATTCATAAATTCTACGGTTACTGAATGATCCTTTAGTCCTGCTGTTCTTGTTCGTGCTCCTGCTGGTCCAAAACCTGTGGTCTCAACCACATCTTCTGGTGTGTTAATTGTGACGCTAGAAATGTATTCTGATATGTCAGTTAGTGGAGCACTTGCTCCAATTTCTACAACTGCATTTGTTAATACTAAACGAGCCATGATTATTTATCTCCTTCATTGTTGAATGTTTCTTTAATTTCATCCACCTTTGGTGCTTCTTTCACCTCTGGTGTATGTCTTACTGATGGTGCTTGTGTTGCTGTTCCTTGCTTTTTTGCTATTCCTCCAGAGGCCAAAAGATAATCTATTGAGGCTCCAAGGTCAAGCAATTCTTGTTCTGTGAATGTTTCGCCAGCAGATTTGCCACCTACTTGTGTTGGCGAGGTTACGATATATTCCATTATTTCTCCTTAGCCCCAAAGTGTGAGGTTATAGCGATAAGATAAAAATGATTGATCCCCAGAATTGTAAGTACCACTTTCTGCACTTATAACTCTTAGTGTATCAACAAGACCACCTAATGTTCTATCTGATTCTAGAGCAGTTTTAATTGATCCAGTTCCAGTTCCCGCTAATAGATTATCTAGTTTGTCTTGCCCTGCTCGTTCAGAAAATCTCTGAACTATCACAAATACATCAACAGATGCTTGGTCTAAACCACGCATATTGTTAATATCAAATGTGAAATCTAGTTGTCCTACAATTGCACATGGTGGAACTACTACATCTGGAATTGTATCATAAACTCTCAATCCCGTGATTGTTTCTAGGTTCTTTCCAAGTGCATCTCTTACTTGATTAATTTTAATCATTAGAACGCCAATCCAAAGTTTCTACGGAATGGCTTTAATAAAATCTCAACATCTGGATCTAGACGAGAACTCAAACGAACTGTTCCTAGTTCTACAGATCCTGCAATACCAAACGGAGATTGCTTTCTAACAAATAGTCTTGATGCCTGTATCTTACAAGCAAGTTGTACCTCATAAGGTACTTCTTTCCATCCAAAGATTCCAGTTATTTTAACTGTCTGAGGAAAGAAATATGGAAAAACATATGTCTGAATTGCCAAGAGTCTTGTTACTGGCCATCCTCTTTCAGGATTATTAATTGGCTCATACATAACATCTGTATCTAAGTTCCATACTTGATTGAATGGACCTGATTGGTTTGCTCTTGATCTAATTTCTACTGGCTCTACTAAGTCGTCTATCTCTAAGTACCACGGATTTACGGGTGTGTAGATTTTTGTTGTAGGTGAAAGAAGAGTACCTTCTTGGTAGAAAGATCTCTGGCAGTAGTCATCAATCATACGACTTGCAGCAAGAATAGCCATTTGAATGTCTTGATCATCAATGCTATCTTCAATCTGTAGGCCATTTCTTACATCAGCCAAAGTTGTATAGACATTTGTTGGTTGGCTAGAACTAGCAGCAGTAGGGTAACTCATTTATTCCTCTTCTCCAATTTAGGCAACATAGCCTTCTCCATCTTAGGAGTAGCACTTGCTGTCTCTTTCTTAATCTTAAAGATATTCTTAATTTTTTTCATAACTTCCTTTTTTTAAAAAGGAGTGGGCCAAAGACGGGGACTTCCTCAACCCACTCCTTCCTTAGATTACTCTAAGTATTGCATAGAATCAACTATACAAATTAGAATGTAGGTGTTACAAGACCAGTTCCTGAGATCTTTGAGAATGCTGCAGGGTAACGGCCAGCAGTTGCTGCTGCGTATCCGTATACGACTGACTTAATTGTCAATGATCCAGCACCTGTTGCATCAAAGTTCAATGCAAATGGTGATCCAGCCTGCTCCCAAAGATGGAATTCTGGTGCAGTTACGCAATAGATTTCATCTTCGTTAGTGCCAGCACCTGCTGTTGTTGTAACATTCGCATCTGCAACAATTGGAAGACCCATTAGTGAGTATCCTGAATTGCCGTAGTATGCCTGGCCTGCACCTGTTGCGAATGAGTTCATTGGGCCGTTTAGTGTAGGAACTACAAGTGGACGACCTGCTGTATCAACTGCTGCAAGCAAGAATGCTAGGCGACGAGGGTGCATGACCCAGTGTGTTGGGTTCATGAATGCACCAGTCTGTACCAACTGGTAAGCGTTAGCCAACTTTGGATACAGTTCTGCAACTGTTGGTGATGCATCTGTGTATGTTACAGATCCAATACCTACAGTGTTTGAAAGACCTAGGATAGAACCTGATGTTCCGTCACCGTTAAGGATCTGTGAATCAAGTGTTGTGTGCCATCCACGGATAAGGTCTGAGATGATGAATGAGTCAATACCTGTACCACGCTCAATCGCCTGCTTTGAGATATCCTGCTGTCCTGCGATTGTACGAACATTCACAGTAAGTAGTGTATCGTCAGCATTTGTCTCTGAGATAGCATCATTTTCAGCAGCCTGAACTGCAGTTGATGTACCAGTTGTCATGCGTGAGATATTTAGTGTCATACCTGCTGGAGGCAAAACCATCTTGTTTGTTGCGAAGTCTGCTGTTGGGCGACCTGCACGAGCAAGAGGTGCTGCTAGATCAACAAGGTACTGTGGGATTACGAGACCAGCAAAGTTGCCAGTTCCTACATCACGACGCTCAATCTCTTCTTCACGAGTGTGACGAGCAAGACGCTCTTGTGCTGCATAGTCATTGCTGAACTTTGCTGCAAATGCATCCTTAACGAATGAGTTGTCTGCTTGAGGTGTGTATGTACGAACCTCAGAAACAATCTTTGTTGATGCAGAAACCTTTGGCATTGCAACATCAGCGACTGCTGATCGTGCTTCTGCTGCCTTAGCATCTGCTGCTGCCTGAGCAGTCAACTTTTCAATCTTTGAATCTAGTGAGCGTGACTCTTCAACAAGGGCATCAACCTTTGCTGACTCATCATTTGTAAGGTCTGTACGATTCTCTGCAGCAACTGCCTCAAGAACTTCGTCCAACTCTACCTTAACTGCATCACGGCGTTCAATTACTTTGTCTAGATAAGACATTTATTGTTCTCCTTTGTGAGTTTGTTTAGTGCGAGGTGGTGGTTACGGGTTTCACGACGCTTACGGGTGTGAGCCTAACTCCGACTTCTACCTATCTTGTTAGATAGGAATATTATTTGATTGTATTTCTCTTTGCTTGTGCTAAGCGTAGAGACATTCTTGGCATGTTATCTGGTAGGAAGTTTAGAACTGATGGATGATCTCCAACAATCTTTCCACCCTGTCCAGGTACATCTACTACATTGATAATGTTAGCAGAAGTCTCTAATTCTTCATCTTCAACTTCTTCTAGTGGAGATTCAGATGACTCTTCTTCTTCTGACTCTACTTCTACTCCATTATTACCAAGTAGTGTACCCATGACTTCTACAGCCTTCATGACATATTCATGACCTTCTGTTAGGTCTCCAAAGATGCTCTCTAATACTAATAATGAGTCACCACTTACTTCTCTACCCTCTTTTATTTGGGCAATGGCTCTCTTAATTGCTTCTCTAGCCTCTACAGAAGTTGCTGGATATGCTGGATATGTGACGATTGATACATCACCATCAGCAAGGCTAACCTCTGTTAGGCTTCTTTCTGTACGGTCATCATTCCACTTTTGGCGAATAACACGGAAAGCAAAGGACATTTGGTCAACATCTCCACGCTCAACAAGAGTATATAGATCTCTTGCCTCTTGTGTATTTGCTAACTCTGCTTCAAAGTATAGTCCTCTTTCATCTTCAGTTAATCTCATTGTACCGTTTTTGGTTCTGGCCATTGGCAACCCTTCGTGGTTAACCAATAATCTAACATCAGGTGTCTCACTGAGTGTCTTTCTGAATGCACCTGGTGCAATCTTTTCAATAAATGGCAGTGGAACAGATGGCTCATTGAATACTGCAGCATAACCAGCCATACGCATAGTACCATCTTCTGCCTGTCTTGCTTCTATGTCTCTGACCGTAAAGGTACGGCGTTCAGTCTTCTTCATCTTGCTCCTTGCTTTATTAGTTTCATTATCTAATTTATCAATTTGGCGTTGTGCCCAATCCTGAGCAGCATCATCAAAATCTGCATTTCCACCCCAAAGTAGCCAAGCAACTAGGCCTGCTCCTGGATATTCTGGATCTTCAGTATTGCTATTCTTTGGTGCTTGTCCATCTGCCTTGTGTCTTGCGAACCAAGGTGCCATCTTTCTTACTTTGTTGTCAGAGATATTGCCATCAGCCATCTCTCTTGCTTCTCTTTTAGTAGCATCAGTAAGTCCGTCGCCACCAAAACCTTCTGCCAAATAATCTAGTCCTCTTTGTGCATTATTTCTAATGAACTGTGGAACATTGTCTATAGGCATTATTCCTTGACCTCATCACTGTAAGCAGCCTTTGGATCTGCTGGATCAACCAAAGACACTTGCTGTAGTTGTGCTGAAGGAAGTCCTGTGTGATTTAGATCTGCCATATCAAGCATCTTAGCAACATCATCTGGGTTGTAACCAACCTGTACAAGGATAGAAGCAATTTCAGCCTTCATCTTATCTCCAACAAGTGGTGCTTGATTAGCATCAATGTTTTGTAGAGGAAGTCTGTATTGATCTCCTTGCTCACCAAGTGATGAAAGGTCTTCGTAGTTGCGTACATCATTTAGTGACAAGAAGCCTTCTCTTAGTCCCTTTGTGTAAGCATCAAAACGCTCAATTGTAGTACCACGCAAAAGTGCATCTAGGTTAAAGCGAATAAATCCATCTGGCTCAGGAAGCAGTGGAGATAGTGCTTGTTCCAAACGCTCTAGCAATGGACGCAATGAGTGTTGTACAAATGAAAGGTTCTGTGCTTCTACAGATGCATAAGACATAGCACCTTGTGAAGGATGACCTAATAGGCTTAGTGGGACACGGAATATTCTTGCAATGTCCTCCACATTGAAGCGTCTGACCTCAATGAGTTGTGCGTCTGCAGCGTTTAGTGTTAGTGGCTTAAATGCTGCACCACCAGAAAGAATACCAACCTTACCAGACATGTATGGTCCAGCATGTGATTCTTGCCAGTTAGTAGAAATGTCTCTTGCTTGATCTGGTGTTAATTCACCAGCAACTTCAATAACTCCACCAGGATTTGATGCATTACCAAAATATGAAGCAGCATAAGTATCAGATGCTTGTGCAATACCAACAGACATACGGCAAGCACCAATTGGGCTTAATCCATAATATGATCCTGGCATTCTAAATAGTGGAATATGTAGAAGTTCTCTATTTGTAAGAATCTTATCAAAGATACCTTTTTCTGTATCCTTAACTCTGTAAATAAGTGGCTCACCTGGAGCAAGTCTTTCAATTCTAATTTCATTTGGATTCAATACATATAGTTCTGTTACTTCATCATTATCATCTCGTACCGTCAAAATAAATGCATTACCATGTAGGTGTAGAGAAGTAATTACTTGCTCAATAAATTCTAGTCTTGTTGTTTCTGGATTTGGCTTATTAACCCATTCTGGAGTATAGTTATAAACTGATGCATATGAAAGACGATTACGCCCTCTGCGTACATAAGCACCCATTGGCAATGAAGCGATAGTATCTCCAAGCAATCTTACGCATGAATAAACTGTAGATGTACGAATAGCAGACTCTGTATCAACATAGGTACCTGTATTGGCTACACCAAACAAAGGACGAGGTGGAATCAATGGAAGTATGTATTGACTGTTCATGTCTCTGGCTTCACCAGATGCCTTTAGTCTTTTGGATAGACTCATTTAATTACCCTTTTCCCTTAGTTAATTTTACCATGTTGCTATGCCTACTCGCTTCCAAGTGTTAGTTGCAGTGCATATGTAGATATAGTCTGCATCCCAGGCAATTGTTCCTGCAGTTCCTGTAGCAGATGCAGATGCTGGAGTCTTTGTAGTTAGTTGCAAATCTCCATTAATTTTTACATTTCCATTAAGTCCACCAGTATTATCAAATACACCAAATATCAGTGGAGTTGTAGTATTTGTGTTGGAGATATATAGTCTGTCAGAGTTGCTCTCATTTTGTCCCGCATTAAATCCAAGGAACACATTTCGTGATCCACCAGAATTTCCTCCTGCTGCAACACCAAGAGTTGTGTTATTAGTCATGAAATAACCATTTCTTGATGCATCTCTTCCAACTGCTGTATTTCCTCCAGAAACATTAACAGAGGCTACTGGAACGCTAAATCCTGAACCAGTCAAAAGTCCTGCAGGTGCTGTAGAAGCAAGAATTGTAAGAATTGAAGTAACTCTAACACCTCTGCCAACAACAATTGTAACTCCTGTTACTGCTCCACCTGACACTGTAATATTTGCAGTAAGGTTTCCTGGAGCAAATCCATAGAAATGATCAGTAGTTAAGTTAACATTTGTGTAGGTACCGTCAGTATATCCAGATCCTGGAACGATTGTTCCAAGTGAAGCAACTGTGTCTGTTAGGTTTTGAAGTGTTGCTTGTCCCAATCCAGTGTTTTGTGAACCAGCAATAATTTGAATTAGAGATGCTCCACCAAGATTAGTGTTAAATGCTCCATTAAATAGAACACCTTGAGCATTATTTCCAATTGCTGTGTTACCGTTTACACCATTTACATATTGAAGTGCGTTTGAACCAATTCCAATATTTCCAGTACCAGTTACAATATTTTCTAAAGCATTAGCACCAAAGGCAACCATGCTTGATCCAGTTGTTGCAGAACGCAAAGCATTTGGACCAACAGCAATATTATTAGTACCTGTTGTCTGTGATCTTAATGCTCTATATCCAATTGCAAGGGTGCTGCTTCCTGTTGTATTAGAAAGAAGTGCATCTTCTCCAATTGCAACATTTACACCACCAGTTGTGTTAAGAGAAAGTGCAGCATTTCCAATTGCTATATTTGCTGATCCTGTTTGGTTTGCATTTAAGGAATTATTACCAATTCCAATATTAACACTGGCAGTTGTGCTATTTGCTAAAACAAAACTACCAATTGCAATATTTCCACCACCAGTTGTATTTGATGCTAATGTGCTTCTTCCAAAAGCAGAATTATCTACACCTGTTGTAAGATTAGAAAGTGTAGAATTACTTCCAATACCAAAATTACCACTTAGGTTTTTGTTCAATCCTCTTGTTATGTATATTCCTTGATTTGATGAATTTTGATCAACAATAATAGGATTAGTTGCAGTTATTGCTTCAAAAGTTGAAGGAATATTCATTTTAGTTCCACCAGTAAATGATGATGCAAGGTAGTCAATTCCAGAGTTGATGATTGAATAAATTCCACCAGATACTGACATTGGTCTTAGTGTTACTCCTGTTGTATTAAACAATTGAGAGTTAAACAGTACGAGTTGTCCAGCAGCAGAAGTTACTGCATAGGTGGCATTAGAAAATACTGATGAATCAACAATAAAAGTAACACCAAGTGTGTTAGTGACAGTACCAATAAAGGCAACATTTCTAAAAGTGACTACAGAACTTGCAGCATTAATTGTAGGAGTACCTGCATTAAAGCCCTCATCAAAACGAGTAGCACCAGCACCTGTAATTGATACTGCACATGCAGTGTTAAATTTAGCACCTCTAACAAGTACAGTTCCGCTAGTACTCTTATTAAATGCAGTTTGAACATTACAATTGTTTATGTATGCATTAGCAGTTCCTGCAATATCAAGTGTAGTAATAGCCAACCCATTAAGCGTTGCATTAGTTGCAGCAGAACCAATTGTTACTGTTCCGTTAATGGCAACATAACTTTGAGCCTGGCTTTCAATATTGATTGCAGATATATTGATTCCGCCATATGCTGGAAGAGTAGGGTTTTCTGTATATGTGCCTGGATAAACCATCAATGTGCATCTGTTGCTATCTACAAGGGTTAGTCCATATGAAATTGTCTGTACTGGCTTTGTTAGATCACCGTTTCCAGTTACATCGCTTCCGTCTGCTGTTGATACATAGATTACTCTATCGTATCCCGCAAAATCTGGGCCTGTAGCACCAGTGGCACCAGTTGCTCCTGTATTACCAGTAACACCTGTAGGACCAGTATCTCCAGTTACGCCTTGTGCTCCTGTAGCACCTGTGGCACCAACGGGACCTGTGGCTCCAGTCACACCAACATCACCAGTTACGCCTTGAGGACCAGTAGCCCCTGTTACGCCAACTGGACCAGTACTTCCTGTTACTCCTGTAGGACCAGTATCGCCAGTTACTCCTTGAGCACCTGTGGCTCCTGTAGCACCAGTTGGGCCAGTTGGTCCAACAACTCCTGCTGCTGTTATTGCAAGAATCAACTGATGATTATTTGCAAAGTTAGTTGTACCAGTTCCTGCTGATGTAATCAAAGTTACTGGAACTTCCCAATAATTAGTTTGAGGTGTTGGTGTTGCAGAAACAGTCCACTTCTGATAATTACCAGAAAGACTCTTGTCTTGCAAAACTATAATATCGTTAGTCTTGAGCAATGCCAAGAAGATATCAATATCAGCACCATCTTGATTTATATGGCTAATATTGATTTGTGTTGCAGAAACTTGTGTTGCATTGTTCCAAATAACATGTCCATTACCAGGATCTCCAGTTGTTGTTGAAGTGTCTGCTTGGTAGTCATAGTAGTTAGATGATCCACCATCTGCTCCTGTGGCTCCCGTCGCTCCTGTGGCACCAGTAGGTCCTGTCGCTCCAGTAACACCAACAGGTCCTGTTGAGCCTGTGGCTCCTGTGGCACCTGTATCTCCAGTAACACCAACGGGTCCAGTTGCACCTGTTACTCCAACTGCTCCCGTAACTCCAGTAGGTCCTGTATCTCCTGTAACACCTTGTGGGCCAGTAGAGCCTGTTGCTCCAACGGGTCCTGTAACACCAGTTACACCTGTTGCTCCTGCAGGGCCTGTACTTCCTGTACTTCCTGTAGGTCCAGTTGATCCTGTGTTTCCAGTTACGCCTTGCGGACCAGTTGGTCCAACATCACCAGTAACACCAGTAGGTCCAGTTGGTCCTGTATTTCCTGTAACTCCTGTAGGCCCAGTTGCACCAGTAACGCCTGCTCCTGTTGGGCCAGTTGCTCCTGTACTTCCTGTTGGACCTGTAGAGCCAGTGGCTCCTGTTGCTCCAGGTGCTCCTGCTGGACCAGGTGCAGATACTTCAACAATGTTTAATTGTTCATTCACATTTACTTGATTAGACATTTGCTGTTACCTGAGCCCTTACTGTTATTTGACCTTGAATTAAACGAGTGATCTCAGAACCTGCTGTAAGTTCTAAATCATAAAGATAAAATCCTGCTGGTATCGCTTCTGTCTGCAAAACAGTTGCAAGAACAGCAATGCCTCCAGTTAAAGGAGTAATTGTAAGTCCACCATTAGATGTAGTTAGTGTCAAAACAGCATTAGATGTGAACTTTTCTCTAAGTTGCATACGAGCAGTATAACCAGTAAGATTAACTGGGTTTCCGTTGTAGTCTGTATAAACAATGTTTACAGTCCAAGTAGCCCCTTGATCAATTACTGTGTTATATATACCTGCAGTACCTGGCATCTTTTATTCCTTTTCCGTTACCCAAATTAAAAAGCCACCAAGAGCAATAAAACTAATTGGTGGGAATATCAAAAATAGACCGTATGTCGTAAGGCTTACTCCAACTATCTCTGTAGTTAGTGACCAATCTATATTTGGCTTCTTTAGTTTCATGATGCTCCTTATTTATTTAAATGAATAAAATCTTGGTACAGGCTGCTTAGGTGGTGCTGGTTGTGTGCTTCTATCATACCCAAAAATAGCAGCAACTGCTGCGTCAATCTTGCGTTTGTTATTAGCCTTAGAGACCATCAGACCTCTTGATGAAGTCTTTGTTACACAGTTTGCAATGTGTCTTGCTAGTCTTGGATCTCCATCATGTGTGAAAGAACCGTTAACTACTGCTTCATAAAACTTTTGTGTTGCTGGCACCATACGCTCTGCAGAGTTAGGATATGAAATCACAGGTAGACCTGCTTCATCTAGAACCATGAATGTTCTATTCCATCTTGCTGGGTCAAAGACAATTTCACGAACACTGAAATCTGGATTTCTGTAGTAATCAACAATTGTCTCTTCCACCTCTGCAACATTAACATGCCAATTTGGATCAGGATCTACCTCTGGTATTTCCCACAATCCAATAATTTTAAGATGAGGCTTTTCGCCTCCAAGGAACCAACCAACAACTGCAGTTGCATCATTAGAGAAAGCACCATCAAAAGCAATTATAGCATCTTCTCCAGGAATATGCTCTCTGTCTTTAAGAGTAAGTGCCTCCCATAAATCAGAGTTGATCCATGATGCACCTGTACTTGTCCAGATATTCAAACGCTTAGTTTTAAATTCATTCTCTGGTGTAAGTGCTGCAGCAGACTGCATATCCTCTTCAGAAACGATATCTCCAAGGGATGGATTGGCTAAAGCCCAGTTTGCTTCGTCCTTATAATTGAGTTTTTCGTCTCCCTGCCACCATGCAAAGAAGAAAGTAGGGTCTTCAATCTCGCCTTTTGTGAGTTGAATACCTCTGTTGTACATAGAATAGCAGACAGAATCCTTACCAGAAGAGTCATATTTAGAGCCTGCTGTGGTAATTGCTACCAACATTGGCTCAGTTCTAGCACCCATAGATAGTGATAAAACATCATATAACTCTCTATTTGGCTGTGCATGTAACTCATCAAGTACGATAAATGTAGAGTTTAAACCTTCTTTTGTGTATGCATCAGAAGATAATGCTCTATAAACAGATCCAGTGCTAGGGTTATATATAGTGTTTTGGAATACTTGTAGTATTTCACTTAACTCTGGTTCTAGTTCAATCATTTTCTTTACCGTTTTAAAAATAATACGAGCCTGTTCTTTATCAGCAGCAGCAGAATAAATCTGACCACCACGAACACCAAGAACTAATTGCTCTAAAACAAGTGAAGCGATAAGAGCAGACTTGCCGTTCTTTCTGGCTACGCCAATTAGAGCACGGCGATGTTTTAGAAGGCCATCTTCTCTTTCAGCATACAAATGTAGCAATAAATCTTTTTGCCAGTCACGCAATAGAAACTTGTCTCCAGTATTTCCAGCGATAGAGTCTTCAGTCAGGCGACATAGAGTCTCTATGAAGTCAATAGCCTCATATCCACGACTGTTGGCTAACTCTGTTTTAGAAACGGGCGATAAATAAGTAGGTGGCCACATGCTCACACCTTTAGGGCAAACGATAGCCTGTCATTGTCTATATCAATTTCCAAGACTTCTACTTCTACATCATGGCCAATAGTAAATTGCTCAGGAGTATACTTGCCCATTTTAGTCTTGTGCAATAGTCCAGAGACCATGCCCAATGAAACAAATACGCCAAAGTTTGTGATACCTGAGACCTTGCCTACATAGACTTCGCCTTGTCTTAGTTTTCCAAACTCTGCTATCTTATCTTGCTTAAATTCATTTTGCAAAAGTGCTTTTCGTGAGATAACAATATTACCCTTTTCTCTTTCAAACTGGATAACCTTGGCTTCAACAGTTTTTCCAATCCAAGAACTAAAGTCTTCTGTTCTTTCTACATGGAATTGAGATGCAGGTAAGAATGCTCTTACTCCAATATCTACAATCATTCCACCCTTAACAATTTTAGTGATCTCGCCAGAGACAACATTATTATCAGAATGGAATATGGCCTCAATTGAGTTCCATAGCATCTCTACTTCTGCTTGCTTCATAGATAATGTATATTGGCCTTCTTCGTCAATAGAAAGAACTGTGCCTTCTACTGCCTGGCCAATTGACAGGACTTCATTAATATCAGAAATGCGTCTTGCTGTTACTTCTCTTCTTGGAACAAAGGCTTCTGTCTTATAGCCAATATCAACAAGGACTCCTTCACGATCAATTCCTACTACTATGCCCTTGACCATATCGTTAACCTGAATATACTTTATTGATTCGTCAATTGCCTTTAGGAAGTCTTCTGCTGTTCCTATGTCGTTAATTGCTACTTGATTCATTGTCTATCATTTCCCCTTGTGTTGTGTCTTCTTCTGCAAATACTAGTTTAGCACGATTTTCTCGTCTCTCCAATAATTTATCAATTGAAGTTGCTGCTCTTACTTCTGCTACTCCAAGACGAGATCTTGAAACTGGATCAAAGCCAAGTGAGGTCAGAGAATCAGTATACGCTTTATTGATAGCAACATAAGCCTTAGCATCTGCAGGCTCTGTAGAAATCATATATCTATCTCTTGCTGCTTCATTAGCATCAGCCAAATGTGCTGCATTTTTAATAGCCTCAATATCACTAACAGGGCTAAGCCAAGTAACAGCCACACCCCAAGCACGATTCCATAAATCTAATCCAGATTGCTTAAGGCTCTCTGGTGGTGTTGGTATTTCTCTCGCCATAGGCAAATGACTAATTGTATTTAAATCAGGCAAAGGTCTTCCACCAGGGTTGCCTAATATTCTTTTTAGTTCATTTGGCTTAGGAGGTCGTCCT